GATACTGAATTAGATTTAGAATCATTAAAGACCCCTCAACTACACAACGAATTTATGAAACACTTAACAAAGTTTAAGTTGTTATTGACTCGTGCTGAAGATGAATTTAAATTAATTAAAAGAGAAAAGTGGGAATACTATACAGGTAAATCTGATCCTGCTGTCTATCAAATAAAACCTTTTAACTTAAAAATTATGAGATCAGATGTTGACAAATATATTGAGTCAGACGAAGAATATACAAAAGCATATCAAAAAGTTAAATACTTGGAAGTTACAGTAGATTTTTTAGATAGAACAATAAGGCAAATTTCTAATAGAACCTTTACAATTAAAAATGCAATTGACTGGAGAAAGTTTACTAGTGGTGCAATTTAATGATACTCTCAAATAATTATTACTATTTCACATCAGCATTAGACGAAAATACCTGTAATAAAATATTACAATTAGGTAAAGACAAATTAAAGTCTGAAGGATTCTTAGCTGAAACATATGATAAAAGATCAACCGCACATATAAAAAATCCTGTTGAGTCGCAAGGAGATAAAACTTTAAGTGAAGTAGATGAAAATGCTATTGTAAGAGATAGTAAAATTTGTTGGCTTGAAGACAGATGGTTGTATGAATTGTTACAACCTTTCTTACATACAGCAAATGAAGAAGCAGGTTGGAATTTTCATTGGGATTGGAGTGAGTCAGTACAATTTACAGAATATGGATTAAATCAATTTTATGGTTGGCATTATGATGGAGGATCAGATCATATGTGTGCTTACAAAAAAGATAATTGTAAAAATCCACATATGATAGGTAAAGTTAGAAAGTTAAGTATGACCGTAAACTTATCAAAACCTAACGAATATGAAGGTGGTAATTTAAATTTTGATTTTGGTGTACACAAACGTAAAAAAGGAAAAAGATTCCACGAGTGTGTTGAGATTAGACCTCAAGGATCAGTTATTGTATTTCCTGCTTTTACATATCATCAAGTTACTCCTGTTACAAAAGGAACTAGATACTCTTTAGTAATGCAAAATTGTGGTAATCCTTTTGTATAACAATGACTACAACTAGATATTTAATCATAGATAAGAAAAACGAAGTTTATCTTAAAATAGAAGCAGACGCTGATATTCGTAGAGAACTTGGCGAATACTTTACATTTGAAGTACCTGGTTTTAAGTTTATGCCCCAATATAGAAATAGAGTTTGGGATGGTAAGATTAGATTATTCAGCTATGCAACAGGTCAAATATATGCAGGATTATATCCTTACATAGTTGATTGGTGTAATAAAAATGATGTTCAAATAGTTGATGGCACAAAAATACAAGATGTTACGGTAAAAGATGATGATGTAACAAGATTTCTTAAAGCACTTAAAATACCTAAAATAGATATTAGAGATTATCAAAGAGAGGCGTTTGTACACTCTATAAAAAAGAGTAGATGTCTATTACTATCTCCTACTGCCTCAGGTAAATCATTAATAGTTTACTTAATGTTAATATACAATCTATTAAGATTAAAAGAAAAGAAACAAGATAAGATATTAATTATAGTACCTACTACATCATTGGTAGAACAACTATACAAGGACTTTAAAGACTATGGATATAATAGTGATCGTAATGTTCACAGAATATATCAAGGACACGAAAAAGAAACAAACAAAAGAGTTATCATATCTACTTGGCAGTCTATTTACAATCTACCTAAAAAATGGTTTCAACAATTTGGTATGGTTATCGGTGATGAAGCACATTTATTTAAAGCAGTTTCATTAACAAAGATAATGGCTAAACTAACTAATTGTAAATATAGAGTTGGTCTTACTGGTACTTTAGATGGTACTAAAACACACAAATTAGTATTAGAAGGATTGTTTGGTACAGTAAACAAGGTTGTATCTACAAGTGAACTACAAGAAAAGAAACAACTTGCAAATTTAAAAATTTTCTGTTTAATTTTACAACACAATAAACAAGCAAAAGAGTTTTTGTTTGGTAAGACATACCAAGAAGAAATGGATTATCTTGTTAAAAGTGAAAAAAGAAACAAATATATTCGTAATTTAGTTACAGGACTACAAGGTAATAGTTTAGTGTTATTTCAGTATGTAGAAAAACACGGTATGGAACTAAAGAAACTAATAGAAGAAAAATCAGACAAACAAGTATTCTTTGTTTATGGTGGTGTTGAAGCTGAGGAAAGAGAAAAGATTAGATTTATAACTGAAAAGTCTGAAGGTGCAATTATAGTTGCTAGTTATGGTACTTTTTCAACAGGTATTAATATTAAAAACTTACACAATATAGTTTTTGCAAGTCCTAGTAAGAGTAGAATAAGAAACTTACAATCAATAGGTAGAGGTTTAAGATTAAAAGATAACGATTCGGATGCTACTTTATATGATATATCAGATGATTTGACACACAAAGAGAAAGAAAATTACACTCTAGCACACTTTAGAGAAAGGATAAATATTTACAACGAAGAAGACTTTAATTACGAAATCCATAATGTGGAGTTAAAATAATATGCACCAACAACCACACATAAATGTAAAGATCATTAAGTTAGTTAATGGCGAAGATGTTGTAACCGTCTTGCCTACAGGTAAGAATCAGTTACCAGAAAAATCTACTTTATTAAGATTAGAAAAACCTTTACTTATTAAATATGTACCACAAATGACACTAACAGGATTTAAAGATTATATCGCTTTAATTAAGTGGTGTAGTTATACGCCAGATCAAGTTATTACTATTCCAAAAGATAAAATTATGACTATAACAAATGCGTCTGTTGAAATGATAAGTAGTTATTTTAATATTGCTGTAAATTATGATACAAAATCAATGCCTGTCAGACAACAAAATTATAAAACACAAAGATTTACAGATGAAGAAAATGATAAAGTTAATGAATTATTTGATGAGCTTGGCGAAGAAGATATTGATAAGACTATACACTAATACTATAGCTATCTCAACAAACGCATACACGCTCTATTATACATAAAAATTATGAAAAGTCAAGTCTGGTTACATAAATTAAACAAACATTTTGAAATTAAAGATAGATTATTAAAATCCATTAAAGACTCTGATAAATCTACATTTAATGAGGGTAAAGATTTAATAACTTATACTGATTTTTACAACACAACACCTTTAGAAAAAAAACTATACTTTCCTACATTTCATTTAAATGCCAGTGATTACTATGATAATTTAGTTAAAAAGTATTGTATTAAAGAATTTAATATTAGAAATGGTTGGTTTCAACAATATTTTAAACAAGATACACACGAATGGCACTATCACGGCAATTCTAATTTAAGTTTTGTTTACTTTGTTGAACTAGAAAACACTAAAGAAAGCACAGAATTTTATGATTTGGAAAACAAAAAAGTTTTTCAATTAGATGTAAGAGAAGGTGATATATTAACTTTTCCTTCTTATACACCACATAGATCACCTATAATAAAAACCGCAAATAGAAAAACCATTATTAGTTGTAACATAAATCTAAAAAGTGTAGATGTTTCCCTTATGAGCATTGACAAATAGCAACAAATGATGTATATTATATATTATGAGAAAAACTACAAAAAAAGAACATTATGTAAATAACAAAGAGTTTTTGACTGCAATGATTGATTATCGCAAAATGGTCAACAAAGCAAAAAGACAAAAGAAAGAAAAACCGCCTGTTACAGATTATATAGGCAGTTGTTTTTTAAAGATTGCAAATCACTTATCATACAGACCTAACTTTATAAATTATACATTTAGAGATGATATGATTAGCGATGGTATTGAGAATTGTCTAACATATTTAGATAATTTTAATCCAGAAAAGTCAAACAATCCGTTTGCTTATTTTACACAAATAATATATTATGCCTTTATAAGAAGAATACAAAAAGAAAAAAAACAAGTTACAATTAAGAACAGACTTATTACAGAATCTAATTATGATGATATGACTCTGCAACCAGGTGAAGATAAAGAATTTAAAAATCAGTTTACAGAATTTCTTAAAAAGAATATGCCTGTTGAAGAACAACAGAAAATTGCAGACATTAATGCTAAAAAGAAAAAGAAAAGAAAAAAGAAAACAACTAGCACTTTAAAGTATTTTTTAAATTAAATGAATAAAATTATTATAGTAGGCGGTGGTTCTGCTGGATGGATGTCAGCAGCCACTTTGATAAAAGCATTTCCTAATAGAGATATAACATTGATAGAAAGTCCTAATACACCGACGGTAGGTGTAGGCGAAAGTACAATAGGACAGATAAGACAATGGACAAAGTTTTTAGGAATAGATGATAAAGACTTCATACCTCATACAGACGCAAGTATAAAGTTAAGTATAAAGTTTACAGACTTCTATCAAAAAGGGCAAGAGTTTCATTATCCATTTGGTCAACCTGATCTTATGGACAATCAAGCAGACTTAAACGATTGGTGGTTCAGAAAGTTTGCATTACCAGAAACAAAAAATTCTGATTATGCAGATTGTATTTCACCTCAAATGGCACTAGTAAACGAAAACAAATGCCATCACAATACAGATTTATTTATTTATAAAAAAGATACTGCTTTTCATTTTGACGCAACTAAATTTGGTATTTGGTTAAGAGATCATTATTGTATACCTAGAGGAGTTAAACATATTAAAGAAGACATACTTTCTATTGAACAAGATGATAACGGTATATGCTCACTTAATAATAAACACACAGCAGATTTATATATTGATTGTACAGGTTTTAAATCTATGTTATTAGGAGAAACTATGAAAGAACCTTTTATTAGTTTTAATGATATGTTACCTAATAATAGTGCTTGGGCAACTAGAATGCCGTACAAAGACAAAGAAAAAGAATTAAAGTGTTATACAAATTGTACAGCATATAATAATGGTTGGGTATGGAATATACCTCTATGGAGTAGAATAGGAACAGGTTATGTTTATTCAGACAAATTTATAAGTGATGAGGATGCCTTAAAAGAATTTAAAACTTATTTAGGAAGAGATGATTTAGAATTTAGAAATATAAAAATGCGAGTAGGTATACATAAAAGATTGTGGGTAAAAAATGTTGTTGCAATAGGATTATCAGCAGGTTTTATTGAACCATTAGAAAGTAATGGTCTATATACAGTACACGAGTTTTTAACCTACTTAATTAGAAATATGCAAAGAGATAAAGTATCTCAATTTGATAGAGATAACTTTACATATGCTTGTAGGCAAGACTTTCAAAACTTTGCTGAGTTTGTTGCGTTGCATTATGCTTTATCACATAGAGATGATACTGAATATTGGAAAGCAAACTTAAATAAAACTTGGAGTAATAATTTAATTGAAAGAGTACCAAGTATGGCAATAGGTATAGATCAATCAGTTATTAATAGAACATTTAATTATCATCACTCTATTCAAAACGGATTACACTATATAGCAGCAGGTATGAATTGGTCACCTACTGATATGATTTCTTTAATAAAAAATGGTAATATAGAAGATATGAATAAATTTTTATCGTATTCATCAATGAATTTATCATCAAAAAGAGAAGAATGGAAAAAGAAAACTAAAGACTTACCAAGTTTATATAACTATTTGAAAGAAAATTATTATGAAA